CGGTTATATGGCCAGCCACGCCGTGCATTATTGACTGGGTCAATTAAGTAGTCGCTAGCTGCAAGAACAGTGGTGTAGGTTTGGTCAAAGTCGTCGTCTAGCGCGATTTGATTGAGAGAGACAAAGTCGTCTAAGTTGGTAATGTACCAGCTGTCAGGTGTGTAATAGCGAGTCACAGGCGCTGCTGTGGTGCCGTCTCGATAAAAGAATCTGCCAGTGTAGTCGTCAATCATGCGGCTAGCGGTCAGAATCGCAGCTTCAAGCGCGGTGTCGTCCTGTATGTCCTCGATTGCAAGCGAGGTTTTCAGATCAGACAGCGTGCAATAGCAGTTGGTTAGAGCCACGTTGTGTCCTTTTCTCTAGCTGTCTTTGTTGAGCTGCCTGTCAATGTGGTGCCTCTCGTCAAGCCAGTAAGTCTTTTGGTGCGGCAAGATAGCCGCGGTGTTTGCGTAGATCGGAAAGCCCAGTTGCCTAATCCTGCGGCAAAAAAGCAAATCTTCACTTATCCACTCGCCATTGATAGGCCCGTCCCAAAACCAGCACCAGTCGGTGCCTTGATTTGGGTCTGCAGCTTCGCGCATTTTTTCAAGCACGCTGCGATGAATAAGCATGCACCCAGTGCCGCAAGCGTCAACCTCGAAGATCGAGTTGCGTTGGTAGTCGTTGATAGGTGCAAAGCCTTTGGGTGTGTCTTTGAATATTAGTGGCACGGGCACAGGGTAAAGGTTTTTATTGGCGTCCCAAGCCCCGAAGTACAGGCCCGCTATTACTGGTCGCTCTTTGTCGTGTGCAGTGTTGATAAGTTGGTCGAATGCTTGCAACGACAGTTGTTCGTCAGCGTCGATCAGCAAAAGCCAATCGGAGTTGGTGTCGTCGAGAAAAGACTTAACTACTCGGTTGCGCAACTTGCTAAGCAAACCCGAGCCTTTGGTGCGCACAAACGGACCGAGTCTAGAAGACCGCGATTGTGCAAGTTGAATCATGCGAAAGGCGAAATCGCCGTTCACCATGCCAGGGTCACAGACCCCGATAGATATTTTATGGCTTGCTTTCATACTCTCCCCCTAAGAGGTGCAAGGCAAGTGAGTCGGGGGAGTCCCACTTGCCTTGCACTTGTACTTTAGTGCCGTGCCTTCAGACTAGAAGGTCGGTGCTGTTAAGCCTGTTCCTGAGATGATGGAAGCGGCTAATGGATAACGCTCTGCGGTGAACGCTGCGTATCCGTAAACTACGGTCTTGATAGTCAAGTTGCCTGGGGCAGTTGCATCAAAGCGTAGTGCGAACGGTGTACCTGGTTGCTCCCATAGGTGCATTTCACGGCTGTCAACCAAGTAGATTTCGTCTTGGTTTGTGCCTGTGCCGTAGGTTGTGCCTACGCTTGCATCTGTGATGATTGGAAGTCCAAGCAATTGATAGCCTGTGTTTGCGTACTGTGCAGCACCAGCTCCAGTTGCAACGGCATTCATTGCGCCGTTTGCTGAAGGAACTACCAATGGACGATTTGAACTGTCAACGCCTGCTAGCAAGAATGCTAGACGACGTGGGTGCATAATCCAGTGTGTTGGTGTTGTGAAAACGTTGCTTTGTACTTTCTGCAACGCATCAGCTAGCTTTGGGTAAAGGAGCGCAACAGTTGGTGCAGTTGATGTGAAAGTAACTGCGTTACCGCCTGAGTTGCGAATGCCCTTCATTGTTCCTGAAGTGCCAGCTCCATTTAGAATCTGGTCATCAAGAGTTGTGTGCCATGAACGAACTAGATCTGCTACGACGAAAGTGTCGATGCCAGTTCCGCGCTCGATTGCTTGGCGGCTGAGGTCCTGTTGTCCAGCGATTGTACGCACGTCAACAGTTAACAGTGTGTCATCAACGTCAGTCTCGCTGACAGCTGCATTTTCAGTTGCCTGAATCGCAGTTGAAGACCCTGTGGTCATACGGGATATTTCCAACTTCATACCAGCTGTTGGCAAGGTCATCTTGTTGGTTGCGAAATCTGCAGTCGGTCTGCCGCTTCGAGCTAAAGGTGCGGCTAGTTCGATGAGATATTGAGGGACCACTAAGCCTGCGAAAGCTGAAGTGCCGACATCGCGGCGCTCGATAGCTTCCTCTTTCATGTGGCGAGCAAGGCGCTCAGATGCTGCGAAATCGTTGCGTACTTGTGCATTGAATGCGTCGCGTACGAATGAGTTCTCAGAACCCTGTGCGTAGGTGCGTGCCTCTGACACGACCTTGATGCTTGTAGATGCTGGAGTTGCAACTGCTGCAACTGAAGCGCGGGCCTCTGAGGCCTTTGCATCAGCGTCGGCTTGTGCCTTCAGCTTTTCGATCTTTGTATCGAGTGAACGTGACTCTTCAACGAGAGCGTCAACCTTCTCGGTCTCCTCTGCAGTAAGGTCGGTGCGGTTCTCTTCAGCAACTGCTTCAAGAACTGCGTCCATTTCTGCCTTAACTGCATCACGGCGCTCGATTACTTTGTCAAGGTATGACATTGTATTCTGCTCCTTATGAGTTTGAAATCGAGGTGGTGGCGATTGAGCTCACGGCGCTTTTAGGGTGTGAGTCTCGCTCCGACTTCGGTATCTGCTAGCGATTTGCCAGCAGAATCTTATTTTGTGCTATTGACTAGGGCTTTTGCAAGACGAAGTGAGATCGAGCGCGGTGTCGCGGCTTCGGTCTCCATGATGTCCTCGAGTTCGTCCTCGTCCTCATGGACTGCAGCCTCGTCTTCAACTGGCTCCTCTTGGGCACCCATCAGTGCGGCCATCATTTCGACAGCTTCCATGACGTACTCATGGCCTTCAGACATCTTCTCAAAGACGCTCTGCAAGACGACGAGTGATTCGCCTGAGATCTCGCGGCCTTCTTTGACGGCTTGAATCGCCCGAGCCAAATGCTCACGCGCCTCGACCGTTGTCGTTGGATAAGCTGGGTAGGTAACAACACTGACGTCTCCGTCAGCCAGTGACACTTCAGTCAGTGTGCGCTCGCTGCGGTCTTTGTTAAACTTCTGCCTTATCACGCGAAATGCAAAGCTCATCTGATCGACGTCGCCCCGCTCAATAAGTGTGTAGAGGTCTCGAGCCTCGCTTGTGTCAGGCAGTTCTGCGTCGAATCGCAAGCCGACCTCGTCCTCGGTTAAAGTAAGGGTGCCATTTTTGGTGCGTGCCAGCGGCAGACCTTCGTGGTTGATTAAAAGGCGCACGTCAGGAGTCTCGCTGAGTGTCTTGCGGAAAGCACCAGGCGCGATGTACTCGATGAACGGAAGCGGTACGCTGGCGTTATTAAAAACAGCAGCATAGCCCGACAGGCGCATTTTGCCGTCGTCCTCTGTTCGTGTCACCACGTTTCGTACTGTGTAGGTACGACGTTCGATCTTCTTCATCTTGCTCCTATCGTCCCCGACGGTTGTTCGTTGGCCAACTTCGCCCCCAGGCTCCATATCCTCAGAGATAGAGACTGCGACCATTTGGTCAATCGCGTCTTGTTTGTTGTCGTGGCAGCCTATTGTTGTGTAGCTGCCGTCTGATTCTTGCATTACAGTTGCCCAGCCCGAGCAGTCGCTCTGCTGGTCCGAAATGTAGTATGGCACTATTTGACCTCATAAACTGCAAGTGGGTCCTCAGGGTCAAGTGTTGAGACTTGCTGGAGTTGACCTGTTGGAATGCCTGTGTGGTCCATAGGTGGCAAACCGACTGCTTCAAGCACTGACTTCGGTTCGAAGCCGACTTGAATCAAGTTGGTAGCGATTTCGGTGCGCAATTTCAGACCGACGTCCTTTGCGTCAGACGCGTCAATGTTTTGCAGTGGAACTCGGTACTGATCTCCAGCTTCGCCCAGTGGGCTCAGGTCTTCAACGGCTCTGACGTCATTGAGCGACAAGAAGCCCTCGTTAAGTCCTTTGGTGTAAGCCTCGTAGCGCTCGAGTGTGGTGCCGCGAAGTAGCGCGTCAAGGTTGAACTTGATGAAACCATCAGGCTCGGGCAAAAGTGGTGAGAGTGCTTGCTCTAAACGCTCGAGAAGCGGGCGCAGTGAGTGTTGCACGAAAGACAGGTTCTGAGCTTCAACTGATGCAAAGCTCATGGCTCCAGCCACTGGGTGGCCAAGGAGTGAGATCGGAACGCGGAATATTCGCGCAATCTCTTCAACGCCGAACCTACGTACTTCAAGAAGCTGAGCGTCGGCGGCGTTAAGTGTCAGCGGCTTGAATGAAGCGCCACCAGTCAGAACACCGAGCTTGCCAGCGCGGTAAGGGCCCGAATGTGATAAGTTCCAGTTGCGAGCGATGTCCGAGATCTGTTCCTCGGTCAATTCGGTCGGGGCTTCAATGACGCCGCCAGGGTTGGCAGCGTTGCCAAAGTAGCTAGCTGCGTAAACCTCGGCTGCCATCGCAGAGCCCAAAGTAATGCGAGCCGCGCCGATTGGGCCAAGGCCTAAAAGCTGGCCTGGGAGTTTAAACATCGGAATATGGAGCATCTCGCGCTTGGTCAATATCATGGTCTTGACTTCTTGCGTCACAGACTGCATGTCCTCATACACCACGCCGCCTGGTTGAATGCCGATAGTTACTTCGTAAATGACTTCTGCATTTGGGTCGGGACGTCGAATGCGAACATTTAGTGGGTTCACAGCGTAGAGTTCAACTACGTCGCCAAGGTCGTCGCGCACTGTGATAATGAAGGCGTTGCCGTGTAAGTTTAAAGACGAGATCACTTGCTCGTAGAAATCCAAGCGGGTGCAATCTGGGTTTGGCTTGTTCACCCAAGCTGGTTGCTCGCCATAGACTGCGGCGTACGGGATTCGGTTGCGGCCGCGGCGAACGTAAGCGCCAAGCGGCAAAGATGAGATGGTGTCGCCCAAAAGGCGAACACAAGCGTAAACGGTGGACATGCGAATCGCAGACTCGGCATTAACATCAACACCAGCTGGAGTCGCGTAGGCTGGTCGTGATGGGATAAGCGGCTCCATGAACATGTTCTGAGCGCGTTGCTCGCCTGCTGCTCGCAGTCTTTTCGATAAGCTCATTTGCCAGCCTTTTCTGTGCTTAGTTGATACCAGCCGTCGTCCCAAAGGGTCAACAGCCGCTCAAAGTAGTCTTGGTATTTTGGTGCGATAGCCTCGAGTGAGTACCTCTCGATTGCTTGCTTTCTGATCTCTTTGCGGTTTAAAGACTTGACGTCCTCTGCAGCTTTCATGAAGTCAGCGAGAGTGCGACACCTAAAGCCAGTCACTCCATGAACGTTGGTCTCAACAAAAGCGCCCCAGTCAGTTGTGATGGTTGGAGTGCCGCAAGTCTGAGCTTCGACCACGATATTGCCGAAAGGCTCGATGTAGGTGGTCGGTGCAAACAACGCAATCGCGCCGCCCATCAGCTCTGCCCGCTTTTTAGGGCCGATGTTGCCAATAAATTCGCCGTAGCCGCCGTTTGGTTGGCCAGGACCCGCGATGATGAGCCTCTTACCGAGGCGCTCGCAAACCTCTTGTGCGATGTTGTAGCCTTTTCGCTCGATCAGCCTGCCAATAAAAAAGTAGTAGTCCCCGTCGCCTTTGCCAGCTGGGAACATTTCAGGCTCGAGATATCCGTTGATAACCCCGTCAAAGAAGTTGCCATCTACTGTAGTCGGGTTCTTGTGCCCTGAATAGACCGAGTGCATCCACGCGTAGGACTCGAAAACGCGATACCGTGCAAATGTGCCACCGTAGCCGATGCCGAACTCCACTGACATGTGGTCAGGGAAGGCGTCAGCGATCGGCTTGTGTGCGTAGCCGCCGATTAAACAGATGAAATCTTTTGGTTGAAGCCTTGTGGTCATCTCGCGAACGACGTTTGCATTAAAGATCTGCCAATGCGGCAGTGTTGTGTCAAAAGAGGCTGTCGTGTAATGACCGCCTGCAGTTGCAGCTTCTCGTTGCTTCTCGTTGATGCAAGTGACCAACTCCGTCACTGGCGCTTCGTTCTGCTCGCCAGCGTAGAGAATGACCTCATGCCCGAGGTCTGTCATCATAATGCAGAAACGCCTCACTTTTTCGGTGAATGCGCAACTTGTAAAGTCTTTAGTTGTGTTTGTGTGTGGAAGCGATACGACGTGAAATCTCATTGGTCCCCCGACCTTGTTCATTCTGTAATCGCAGCTATTTCTTCACCAGTTAGACCGAGCGCTGCAAGCTTTGCCTGTGCGGCAAGCTTTGCGTCGGCCTTGGCTTGTGCCTCTGCCTCTTGCTTTGCATGTAAAGCTAAACTTTCTGCTCTGATTGCATCCCAGTTGGCCACTTCTTCAGGCGTCATGTCGCGTTCAATCTGCTCACCAGTTGTTGCGTTGACTTCTATCATTCTTTTGATTTCGCTCATTTTTTCTCCTTTGTTTTATGCTAGACCGTACAAAGTAATTCTTGAACCTGCTGTTGCGCCACCAGAAAAGGTTAGCGAAGTCGCGGCTGTTGTAGCGTCTAACAGCCCTGTACCGTACCCACCCATTCCCGCATAGGTGCTATTTGCAGTTTCCGTTTTTACTACTTCCCACCACATTGTTTTGTATTTTGTTGTGCTAGTGTAA